GCAACCGGTGCACTACGTCTGCAGTGACCAAATGTGACAGCCAGGGGCTTGAAAAAAGTGCATGTCGAACACGTGTCGTTCATGCGTGTAGGGGTGTATACTACTAGTATAAAAAGTTTATATGGAAAACAATCGACGCAACATTATCACGCTGAAGTAAGAAGACCACCGTTTTTAAACGGTGGATGAAGTATCTAATGCAAAAATCATATTCAAAAGCAAGATCCACTAAAACAAGGATTGAAACTCAGAAGCTCAGGACAGTTCGTGTAGTTCTGAAGTGATTCAAAAGCAAGATCCACTAAAACAAGGATTGAAACGTCGTTGGATTCGATGATGAAGCAGGAAGCCACCATATGAATAGGGTGGTAGTTCACACATCCCTCTCTTTTTGTTTCTCCATGATCTTAGTTGCAATTTCCTCTGCAAGTACATCACTCTTATGCTTGATGCTTTCGTTATCCGAATAATACTTTGCAAGGTAATCAATGGCTCTGCTCTTGCTGCAGCTCTGCTCTTTCATGACACGGTGCACTATTGAAAGTGTTTCCCCGCTGAGGGTAAGGCATTGTTTTGATCTCATGACTACCTCGCTTTGGTTCTGATAAGTTTTGATAAGTCCATTTTCTGCGGTCCAAACTTTGATTTACTGAGCTCCGATATGGCCCATACAAGAGCATCCACCCTATCCGGACTCTTGCATTCACCGGGCACCCACTCACACATTTGATCCTCAAGTGCAGGGAAAGACCCGACGTGATGACATTTCCCTTGTTCATACAGAGCGCTGATAGGTTCAGCCCTGACCTGTTTCCCTCTGCTGGCCCGGACAGACCTGTAAGATACTAGAGGGTCAATTGTCCGAAGAGTATACTCCACCAGCTCGCCGCCGTTATTGACCTCACCAATGACACTGTCAGCAGAATGCTTGTAATAGGCAGCAATGACTTCTTGGGCCCATTTCTTCGGAGTTGTATGGGTCGTATAATCGCCCAGGACATAGTAGTGTTGCTTCTCATCCATTCCAGCGACAACGATCCCTGTATCGTCTGCGGATGATGAGGATGTGACTGCAGGATCCACTCCCACGACTATCCTGACCAGCTCTGGAGTTTTCGTTACCCTGTTATCCTCGATCACATCTCTGGTCCAGAGGGCTTCCGGATTGTCGTCAAGGATCTCTGCGTTGAGCTCCTGTCTCCCCAATCGGGTTCCTTCGTATCTACTGATGATCACGTCGATGAAAGCTGGTGCCAGGTTGGACAGGTTCTCGTAGGTGGACCCTTTGGTCACATGAGTGCTGGAATCGTTCAGGATGTTCTTGACAAGTGGAATGGGTCTTGGGGTTGTGGTGACGGCCACCCTCGGATCATCTCCAAGTCTCAGGCCAAACTGCAGCATGTCCCAGGTTTTTTCTGGATACTTCCAGGCAGCTATCTCATCACACCATGCAGTGTCACATTGAGGACCTCTCAGTCTGTCCGGCTCTTCTGCAGAGAACAGAAGGGCCATTGCACCGCTTGGCCATGTCAACCTTCTCTTTGATGGCTCATAGACAGGCTCATTCCAAGGAGGACATACTGAAAGGATCCCGGAATCTCCCTCTACCATAGTATCCCTGGCATCTGCAGATGTTGGAGCTACAAGGTGAATACGTCTGGCTTTACCGGACTCTACTCTTTCCCGGATCCATTCAGACCCCACTCGAGTTTTTCCCCATCCTCTGCCCGCACATACTAACCAGTATCGCCAGTTGCCTTCCGGAGCTAGTTGGTTAGGCCTGGCCCAGAACTTCCAGTCATACTCCAGCTGGAGGATCTCCTCATCCGTGAGCTCACTGAGGATTTTGTTCCTTTCCGATTCTGGCAGCGATGCTATTGATTCGGCTAGTGATGCGTTCTCTTGCTTCAGATATGTTCACCTCTACGTTGTTGATTTGGATGTCAGTGCCTTGCTTGGTGTGACCTTGGATATCCGAGATGAACTTGAGATAGTCCAGCTCAGTAGTCTTATCCCCTGCAGCTCCCTTACTCTTCTCCTCCAATGTTTTGAGAGCCCTTTGCAGGATGCCGGCCTTTGTAGCTCGTTCATCCAGGAGGACAAGTTCGACGACCTTCTCTTTGAACTCCGGAGTATTGTTCCACACATTGATGGTCTGCCGGGTGACTTGACATTCTTTTGCAATTTCGTCCTGTGTCATTGTACCCAGAGCCATTAATTTTGCAGCTTTGAGACGCTGGCCTGTCCAATTCCATTTTGTCAGCTTTTGTCCGGACATAGCTTATACACCTCTACTCTCAAGGGGTTCGTTCAACCTGAGCGATTCTGGTGAATCCTCAGCCATTTTAGGAGATATGTTCTGTATCATTTTTCCTCCAGTACTCCGGGCACTTCACTGAGATCTCTCAAAAACTTCCTCAACACTGGATACTCGGTCATGTCCAATTTCCTACATTCTGACCAGAGTTGGCGAATGTCTTGTGTGGAGATAAGGAATGTATGATTTGTTTCGAGGAATTTCATCTTAAGCCTCCTTCTGACAACCTCCGATTCATCTTACCTCTACCCAGTATCCGGCTTCACGCAGGTACTCAACCATCGGGAATGTGTCGTCAATGGCGTTGAGGATCTCTTCATCAGTGAAGTTCCTGCAGACCCACTGTAGCACTTGCTGCTTGTATCCAACTTTCTTGATGAACTCAAGCATGTCTTCAACCTGCACTTCATTTATTTCTTCGATATCATCGATTGCTTCATTCATAGTTCACACTCCGATTTTTGATACCATTGTTCCTCCTCAGTGCGTTTCCATATAGCGTTTTAGTCGGCTGTTTCGGTGTGTTCTCACGACTCTCCGAATTGTGCCAACCGGGATATCCATATCCTCGGCTATCTCACGATAGCATCTCATGTTTGCTTCTCGGAGGATCTTCTCCCTCTCGTCGGCTGTCAGGTCCTGAATAGTCTTTGGTCTCACCTTCGAAGCATGATAAGTTCTGATGTGTCGCATGAAAGGACCGAACACTTTGACCTGCATTGTTGAGTAGTCTGCCAGGATATACACATGGGGAGGTGAGCCTGCTGGGACATGGAGTTCCACACGATATGGGGATTCTGGGCCTTCGTAGGACTTGATGACCCACTCACCTTTCCACACTCCTGAGGGGTCATAGCGGTCTTCTATGAGTCGGCGAGCTTTCCAGATGGTTGCATTCATCTTGCGCTCGATTCCGGTGGTGAAGGTGGGGCAGGTCATAGGGAGCCCTCCACGAGTCCGGGTTGGTCAGGATGTTTTACAGCCCGGTTGACATATTTTTGATAGCATTCATGGCAACGGTGTTCTGTCTGGCCATTTATTAGGATAGATTTGTTGAGAGCTGGGGAGGATCCACAGTCTACACAATGGGCTTGTGTTTGCTCACCTTCTGTGTCCAATGGACCAGACATCGGTCTTTCGGTGGATATCTTAGCATACCGTCTAATGATATCATTAACTTCAGTAAACTTGTCAGAAGGCACACTATACCTCTTGCAGTATTCCATTGCCACATGAGTCACATTGAGGTGATTGATGCTCTTTTTGTGTGATGATTCCCATTGTGGCGCCCAAGCCAACAAGTGTTCCAGCATAGCGGTGTTACCCATATTATCGATATCATGCGGGGGCGCCGATGCGCTGTTACCAGCGATGTTACTACCACTGTTACCTCCTTTTTCACTATCAGTCGAACCGCTGATACCACTGATACCCTGTTTTGACTTTTGTGTACGTAAAGAATCAGACTTCTCGGTTTTCACACAATTCAGTGTTTTTTGCCGCACTCTATCTATATTGGTATCAGTGGTATCAGTGTGTCTATTGTTATTGTTTATGGAGGTATCAGTGGGGGTATCAGTCGGGTAACAGTGTGTATCACCCGCATCTAGAGACACCACCGAGTCAAACATTCCAAGGGCGTCGAATTTATCGAGTTTTAGATATGTCTTCAGTGTTTTGTGCCCCGCAGAATTCTCAACTATTCTTTTTTCAACATAGAATCCCTCAACTTTATGGAGGAGGCCAGCATCTTTGTTTCTGTCCTTTCCATAAATTAGATGTGATACTCTACCCACGGATTTCCCCAGAGCCTTGGCGATTTCTTCCCGGGTAGCTTCTCCCCTGCCAGCAAGTACCATACATAGCCGCATTTCCGCATCACTTAGCTTTAGTCCCTGGTTCCCCGCCCTCCCAGTATATAGTGCCTTGGCATCATTGAAGTCTTGGACTTCTGCTATTAAGGCGCCTTCATGGTCTTTCTGCCTTTGTCTATGTCGAAGAACGGTATATCCCCTCAGGATATCCAGGAAGATAGAATAATTTCTGCGGTTCCTGGTATCTCTCCATGTAATTCTTTCTACGAAAGGGATTTTCACAATATAATTGCTTGACTTTATGTCCCGGAGGATCTCTCTGCAGATCAGTACGTTATCGTTCAGGGGTAGGCCAACTTCACCAGATGCGGCCTTTTTTGACAGGAACTCCACAACCTTTCTATCCTGTTCCTCTGATTCGTCCACGCCCCCGCCGAACTGTCTGTTTAGCAGCTGCAGGCTTTGGTCGTCGTCCACCGAAGTGAGCCACCAAGATATCCTGGAGGGTATCCTCTTTGTTTCCTCTCTTCGCTTAATATCCAATGTGGTGTATGTGGTTCCCGTCTGAAAGTTGGAGGTCGCACGCTTGATTACGCCTTCCAGTGTTTCAGATAAATCAATATCATCACAGAAGATGATACTGCCATCCTTCAGCCCCTTCATGTAAAAAATGGCCTTGTCTGATAGCGTTGTTTCAAAAATCCATTCAGGTGGCACAAGGTGTGCCATGGCTTTGCAGCAGTGTGTCTTTCCTTTACCAGACTCCCCGCTCACCTTGGGCTGGATGCCGTCCGCGTTTAGAACCGACTGAACGCCAACGGATACTAGTAAGGTCTTAGCAAGTTCGAGGTCCCCCACGTGCAGAGACTGATGAGTATCAAGGATAAACTGAACTGGATCTCCCCCCTCGGCTATCGCGGCCGCTGCCTCTTTTATTTGAGAATCAATCTCATCGACTCCGTCATCTTTTTGTGAGATGTATTCTTGTTCCCGCGGATTCACAGGTGCCTTCTCTCTGTCTATATGGAACTGTGATAAGACGGGGTGTGCCTTTATAGACTCGGTTGTTGCCGTTGCATTGGGGTTGATTTTATCGATCTGGTATGCCGACATTTCCGCATCATAATCATCCATGAAGATTAACATACACAGCAGCATGAGCTCTTGCTTTGTTGCTCCGTTCCTCGAAAGTTCGGCAAACAGATGAAGTGTCAGCTCTCGACCGGATGCGCCATGGAAAACCGACATGTCCCTAAAATGTGGGTTGCTCTTTTGGTTATCGGTGAAGTGTGCCTTAAAGAACTTCTGGAAAGTTGGCCTGCATTTGTTTACTTTTGACTCAAGCGAGGACAATGTTTTGGTTACCTCTTTAATTCTGACCACTGCCTCTTCTGGAAGATGGGGTCTTTCTGTGGGGTTTTTGTTGAACTGATACTTGGCTCCGGAGACATGCTCCGACGGGGTGATCACAACATTGGATCCGTTGTTAAGCACTTCAAAACCAAGTGCATGGTGCTTCATAGAATCAATTATAGGTGAATAGTTGAACCATAAATGATCACGCCCGGTGGTTCTGGACTGAATTACAAAGTCAGTTGTATCAATCCCCTCAAAAATATAGTCCCATATCCCTTTACAGATAAAATCCCGGTCAATCACGGTCACGTCTGATACTTGACCACATACGTTCCCGATATTGCACCTATTATTTTTAAAGTACTTTACCTTATCCCGGTCGGAGAGTGGTTTATAGTTGCTCCAGTCTTCCAGAAGTGGCCTTTTGCCTGGGCTGTTTCCATGGTCATCTGGCCTCGAGAGTGGATGAGGACACATGCCTATGCTCTCATAGTAGTCAACTGCTTCCGGAAGAGACATGTCATTAACTGGAGCAGTCATTCCACCTCACCCCCGGCAGTAATTGCTTTGGCTAAGTCCACCATGAGAAGGGGAGTCTTGTTCGTTGACTTGATTAAGTCATATAACTCTCCATCGACTGAGGCGAAGTCCTTGATTGTGGGATGTTCTCTGAGGCTCTGAAGCTCGTCAGAACTTGACCCACCACTGTTAATATAACCGATGGGGTTCATGTATAACATGGCCTCCTAGTGGTGCAGGTGGTCATATGGCAATTCAGGGGGGCATTGCCCCCAACTTCTATTGCGATGCTGTGTTCTTGGTCTGCAGTCGAGCAAATATCAAGATACAATTTCTCGCCGTTGCTGGGGGATTTGATCTGCATGAAGTTCATTATGCCACCTCAACAGCGACACGTTCCCCCGGCTTTCCCTTCCACTCAACCGGCTTCCATGTGGACAGCTGCCTGAGCATTCGGCGCATCCGGTGGTATTCTTCCTCATCTCTGGTGTGGGCGAAGAGCCATTGCTTTGATTCCTTTGCGCTATACAGTTCTCCTGCGAGTGTTTGCAGGTCCTTGAATTCTGTCATGTTTTTTTGCCTCCTGTTTTGAGGAATCCACGAGGACAGGACCGGAAGTTATTTAATCAGAGAATCACAATATTTGATTGTGAGTCGTTACTAGAGTCTCTGGGGCCTCGGTTTCAGGGATTCCTTTAATGCAATTTCTTTTCTTGGTTACTGCTCCTTTAGCGGAGTGATTACTATGCTGTTCTCGGTGTCTGCTACATCTACCATGTCGCCCTTCTTCAGGCCGAACTTATCCCGAAGGTAGGCAGGGATGCAGATGTACGTTCTTTTGTTTCTATCCTGGAATATTGTTCTTTCAGTCATGTTACTCATACATATGTATGAGCTAATGTTATATATAGTTTGCTCTTACTTTGATTATACGGTAAACTTTAAATAGATTAAATGCTTACAATGTATTACAAGACAATTACGGTGTAAAAATGGCAAACAAAAAAACCGACAACCCTAGAAACATATACGTAACTGCAATGGTTTCCCAGAAAACATTTGACAAGATAGAAAAAGAGCGCAAGGGGACGCCACGAAGCACGTTCATACGTGAACTGATCGAAGGAGTGTTGTAATGAACGCAATTCCTGAAGCATCTGTAACCATTCACCAGAAACTGACATGTGCATCATGCGGCAGGAGGTTCCAAGTCAATCCTCTTGCAGAGAACCATGCCTTCTGGTGCCCGGAATGCTGTGCAGGCCATGAACATCTCTGGGTGATAGCTTAACGATTATCCGGGTAGGATACAACAACCTCCCTGTATCCTGCCTGCTCCACAGATCAACAAGACCATGGGCCAAAGCTAGCAGAAGGGCGTAATCGGGTTCAAATCCCGACATGGTCACTAGCCCGCAACGGTCTCTTTTGAAAGACCAACCTTTCCAACCACCCCAAATAACCCCCACAAACCGTTGCGGGCAAAATCAACAACAAAAGAAGGAAAGCAAATGAAAGAAACTGAAACAACTATCAGAATTGACATGTCCCGTTTCCCCCGGGAATACTGGACGAGTGAAGAAGACCCATTCCACAAGATCGAAGGCGATGTCCTTGAAGATGTGTACGACTGGGTACAGAAACAGATTCCTCATTTCCCATGCGCTGTAGAACTGGATGGCTGGGCACCTGCTCCGATCATTGCCAGGGTCGTGAAGGCACTGTGTGATACTGGGAACGTTGACAACTTCTATATGCACAAGCCACGGTGTGCAAGATGCAAGGTGTGGTGATGATGGAAGATAAGATTAAGCCACTTGCACTGAACCTTCACGCAAAGAGAACCCAACTGGAACGCATCATGGACGATCTCAAATCCATCCGGACAGGTCACTATCTTGACATACAGGCACTCTCACAGGACAAAGATCAGGCCAAAGCACTTGGACTCTCAAATGAGAAAGGCCGTGACATAGAACTCGACACTCGCCTGAAACAGGACCCAGAATATGACCGCCTCGATAAGGTCAAGAGAGCTCTTGAGAATGACATTGCTCTCCTTCAGATTGACCTGGAACACGAGAGACATTCCTTCGAGGTGTGGAAGATTTGCGAGCTTCAAAAGGTCATGGGGTTGGTCTGAATGAGAACAATCACTCTCACTGACCACGATGAAAAGCTCCTCTACGATGCGTTTGACATCATAAGTGCACAAACAGAGAGCAACGACACTGTCACAGAGGCACTGAAAGATATTATGGCTGTACTGGAGATGAACTGAATGCAAGCACTGCTCCAGTCAAATGCCTGCCGCCTCTGTGGTCACAAACTCCCCGAAGGTGACACCTTTTGTGATAATGTCTGCGAGGAAGAGTACCACCTGAAGGTGTGTGTCATCTGTGGGAAATTTGCGGAGACCGGGCACACTGTGAAAGAATCAAGTGCACATCCCGAATGGGCAGGCAGGCGAGTGTGCAAGAGATGAATGAGGTGTTAAAAAATGTCACTAAAACTTGAAAAAGATAAGATCATACCAGTACTGCTGCAAAACAAGGCACTTAAAGTCAACGAGAATGTCTACTCACTACTCATCGATGGCGTGAAGTGTGGCATTGACTTCAAGAAGAATGAAATGTTCTGGATGGATGTTGCAGACAGGTCCACAGAGGACTGTCCGGAGTTCAGCAAGTTCAAAGCACTGTGTTTGGGTGCAATGTTTCCAAAGGGTGGTGAACAGTCTTCCTCTGAGGCCCCGGAAGCCGACCAAAGCACAGAGGCGGAGAAGGAAGAGAAGTCCACCGAACCAGAATACGAGCCCCCGACAAACCAATCTTTTGTTCCAGCTCCAGCTCCCCGCAGGCAGGTAGCACAGGCCAATCATCAATACACCCGGGACCAGATAGAGACCATCAAGGACACCGTGGCCAAGGGCATCAGTGACAGTGAGCTGCAGATGTTCCTGCATATTGCCAACACCTACGGTCTGGATCCATTCCTCAAGGAGATCTTCTACTCCGAGCAGATGAAGACCATCATTACAAGCAGGGATGGGTATCTGAAGGTTGCTCAGAGAGATCCTGAATTCGATGGTATCCAGTCAATGGCCGTCTGTGAGAATGACGAGTTCTCAATTGACATGGAGAAGAACAAGGTCAACCACTCTTTTGGGAAAGGAGGCAGAGGCAAGGTCATTGGTGCTTGGGCTGTCTGCTATAGGAAGGGGAGAAGGCCAGTCATTGCATATGCTGATTATGAAGAGTACAACAAGAAGAATCCCATCTGGAACACCTACAAGAGTGCAATGTGCTGTAAGGTTGCGGAGGTTTTCGCGCTCAAGAGGCAGTTCGGGATATCCGGACTTGTGACACAGGAAGAGATGGGGGTGGAGGCATGATTCTCGATGTGATCAAGCTCGAATATGAGGCAGCCATCCCCACACCTGAAGAAATCGAAGAGGACGCAAAGTACTACGCGGAACATCCGGAGGAACTATGAAATCAAGATCTGGTTATGAGCATGAAATCGGGGCGTTTCTAAAAGATAGCAAGTTCCTATTACTATTTTTTATCGTGTTAGATTGTGCAACTACAATATACACAATCTCGGCAGGATTGGGATATGAGGCGAATCCGGTTCTACATTTCCTTTTCTTACAGTATGGTTTATTTATCCTAGTTTTATTAAAACTCGGTGCAGTCGTTGTTTTTTATGTAATTTACAGGTTGTATCAGGACACTTATAAAATTTATACAATTGTACCTACCGCAGTAGGTATTTATTTGACTATTCGTAATACTCTGGTTATTTTTGGTTTATAATCCATTATATAAAATTGGAGAGTGTATTATGTCAATAGTACCAGAATTATTATTAAACAATAGTTCAACAATATTAACCAACGGCATTTGGTATACACACCCTGACCTAATAAAATACTCTGTTCAACTGAGTTTAATGTCGTAGTGGGAAATACTCTTGCAGTGGAGTGTTTGGATAGATATGTAACTCCTTTTGCCGCGATTCATGGGTGGTGGAACTAATGCCTCTACATCCTGACATCCAAGTTGACCTCGAAACAGAGATCATCCAGCTGGATAGTCACCTCCGCCAATTTCCCGGCGATGAGAAGGCCCGTGGGAAGCTCAACAGGAAGCTGTCTAAATGGATAGACACTCTCGATATCACCATCTTTGTAGCTTCAAATGAACAAAAGCCATGGACTTCCGGTGAACTGGGATATCCTACAAAGCCGATGCTCCTGAAAGAAACATCTGGTTTCCAGCAGGTAGGAGACTATCAATGTTACATCGAAAGAGGAAGCCGCATTGAAAACAACTTTGCTGGATTTGTAGTTGACCGGAAAGAGTGTTCTGATTTCTATGGTACTCTCTTTGGGAAGGACGGTGAGAACCGGAAGAACCGCGATAGGTTCTACCGTGAGATTGACCGCTTCAAAGCAGATCCCCGGTTCACTCATTTCTACATCTTTGTAGAATGTGACCTCATTACATGGTTGAATTATCTCCCACCCAAGAACCCGGGTAATGACTTGATGATTAATCAAAAGATTGCCGTTCTTGCCTCCTTGCAGGCCCGTGGTGCTCATGTGATGTGGTGTGGCAATAGAAGGCTGGCTGTGAGGATGTACAGGGAGATGGTTAGGCAGTGGTGCTTGAAGAACTACAGCCGGATAATTAGAGGTTGTGGAACTTACGCGGCTGAAATGTCGATGAGTCAGCCGAGGGTTGTTGACGAGGTGAGACTGTGAAACTCTACTATACTGTTAGCGAAGCTGCCCTGGCACTGAACATGTCTCCCGAACAAGTAAGATCGATGATAGATCTCGGGGATATCCAGGTTGCGGTGATATCTGGGGGATGGAAGAGGATTCCTCGGGCCGAAATAATCAAGTCGAGAGGTGTACGCACCTAATATACAAATCAAATCGGTAATATCACATGCACCGTGGGCATTGTAGACCCTGTACCTTGTGTAAGCAGCGTGTTCTTGTAGTAGAGAGTATTGTGATAAACGGCCCTGGGGTTGATTGACCCCGCCCATATCTCAAAGTGAGTATTGTTCACCATCCTTACGTCAATGTAGCAGTCCGCGGGTAGGTAGCGCGCATCTTCAAACAGGAATCCAAATAGGGCTTGAGGGCTCGCCCATCCCGAACCATCTGTTTTCAGGAACACGTCCGGCTCACCACTGTCTCCGTATATCCACTGCCCCGTATTTGATACATACATCCGAAAGTCATGATAGCTGTCCACAGGCGGCGGAGAATATTGTTGCCACGAAGGAAACTGAGCAAGGAAATCAAAATTGAAGTCCGGCATCAAAAAAACAAAATCGTTTACATTGAAATTGGAAAATGATGGGATGCACACAGGGGCATCCGAACCATCGACCGGATACAATATACATGAGTCTCCTACTTGAGGTATCTTACCTTTGACAAAAAACCCTGTCTCACCCCCAAACCTCTGCACTATTCCACGATTACCAGGTTCCACACTCAAGATATGATCCTCGCCTGTACTATTTTTCCGCTTTCTGTCTGCACTGTGGCAATATCTCCGCTGATGGACAGAACAGTGCCGACCTCCGTCATCGGGATGGCACTGATCCGATTCGACACGATAGTGTCGATGTCACTGATAGTCCCACCTGCAGCGTAGTTCATCCGCTCCAACAGCAATGACAACTGGCCTTTGTCGGTGACAGCCTTGATGGTGACATACTTCTCGATTCCCGAGATATGGTAGTGGATCCCGATTATCCGGAGCCATCCCAATGAAGTGAGCTTGGAAGGGAATCCAGACCCCTGGAATCTGATCTTCTGGTATAATCTCAAGTCCATTCTTTTGAGGAACTTGGCTTCAACCGTATACGTGGTTGTAGTGAAGTAGTTGTACAGTGCAAGTGCTCTTGCGTTCACTTTTGCCTGGGAGTTCCAGGCACTTGACTCTTCATAGTATTCTCTTGCAATCTCTTCCCCGTGAGTCAGTGCAGGTGTCTGCATTGTAGCAGAATACCAGTTGCCTGAAGTGTCATTGCCTCTGATGCGGACCCTGTTGATTTTCTCTTCCGGAGTTCCCTGTACCGAAGGTATCTCCACAAGATGAGGATCCGGCCATGTGATCGTCACAGGTGCGGGTAGGTCCAGGCCAGCTGATGGGTCGTCGATGTCCTCCTGGTCAATCCAGTATGCAATTGGCTCCGGGGGCGTTGATGTGTTCCACCCGACCACAAATATGAATCCACAGTATTTCGATATCGCATCAATTGCATCTCTCTTTGTGGTCTTGGCAGTGAAGTTGAATTCCTTGTCGTCCGCTGTTGAAGAGGCTATCCTGTAGGGTGTGATACCTGTTCCTTCGAGGAGATATTTGATCCACTCTGCCCAGGTTGTTCTGTTTCCGCCAAGGTTGATGACCAGTGCATCATCTGGCAGGTATTGGGCAGATAGATACCAGCCATAATCGTACATCACGACATCCGATTGATTTTGTAGAGCGGTGTGACGGTTCACGGTGTCCGGTGTGAAGCCGGTGAAGATGACCTGGTCAGTTCCTATGTGATCTTTAGTTTCGTACGAATAGTGGAAGAATTCGACAGGCGAACCCCCCCTGACGGTGGTTGTGAGCACCCACATGGTATCATTGACGCTCTTCGAGATGTCGACAGATTCTGAGGCAAGAGCAGAGATATCTCCAAAGCTCCTCATCCTGTCAAAACCCGGGTTCATATTCAACGTGGATACGAGAGGTATTCTATCAGTGATTCCTATCGACGGCGTCAGTTGCATGGTTGCCCTGCCGCCGTTCATGGTTTCGTTGGCAAAGGCCACACTGCCCGCAAGGGATAAGGCACTTGCCAGGGATATGAGGTAGGTTTCTGTCGATATTGCTGAAAGGGATATCGAGCAGGACACTGCCAGTTTAGCGGAGTCTGCAGTCGATACTGAGCCTGCCAGGGATAGCGTGGCACTGGCAGAAATCGAATCATCTGATAATATAAAAACAGCGGGCGTGAGTGCCACTGTTGCCGATGCGCCTGTGCTGTCGGTAAAGGACACGTCAGCCGACAGAGATATTGTCGCTTCTGTACCCAGTTCAAGCTTACCGAATCTGCCAGGGAATACTAATGGATATTTCACTGCTCGGCCCTCTGTGTCATTTCAGGCCGTTATTCCGGTCTGCGAGTCCAGTTACCGTCTGCCTGTGCAGCATGTTCAAGGGCCTGCCATGTGCTGTCAAAGGACTCCTGTAAGGCTATCCTTGCGGCTTCACGGTCAGCATAGAAGGCCGCTTTTGTTGCCTCGACTACCTTCTGGCCGATGAACTTGGATATCTGCTTTCTAAGGATTGTTACGTATTCCTCATTCGTTTCTGCGCTTTCGAGGGCCTTTACTGTGCTCTCGTCGAATATATCTTCAAAGGATACTGATTCTGATTTTGATGTCATGTGTTCACCTTGCTATATTGATTCCCATTAAGTCGATGTACTTTTTTGATGAGTCGGGGGCTAGTGCTGAGATCGAGTCTATGTAAGCATCAACTGTTGAACCTCCGGGCATCTGTTGTTGTATTTTCATTGCATAGGATTCAAACCTTAACGTCTGTTCACCCGTTATGCCCGATGTATCGACAGTTACCTTTGTCCATGATGATTGTGCAGAGGTTCGAGTGAACACCGCTGTACCGCCAATCAATGCTCTGAAATGTGGTGTTCCTGCTGTGTCAACATTAGTATATGTGGCTACCCTATACCAAAACGTGAGTTCATCCACATTCGTAAAATCTACTGTTTGTGATATAAACCCCGTTACAGTCCCATACACGCCCGCAGGACCACCAATGGAAGCATAAGTTCTGAACGCCCTGTCTCCTTCATATATGGAGCCTGTCGATGAACCCGTATTTGCCCCGCTTACCGTCCATCCTGTATTTCCGTCCTCCGCACCGCCGTTGGTCACCCTTTCCATCATGAGAAGCTCACCTGCACATACAAGTCCTTGCCCGCTACCGTGCTGCCTATCTGAGTCACCGCCACGATAAGGACATCTCCCGCAGAGCAGGACACCCTTTCTGAGTCCAGGATTCCGGTTGCAGAAGTGTTCCCTGCTGCTATGGTGATGGGAGTGTCGCTTGAAAAGATGCTGTCCGTTGTCGTAGGTGTGACAGTTGGGTCGGATACCTTGTAGACCTGCACAAGTAAAGATGCGCCTGTGGGTGCTGTTTTAACCGATGCATAGGCTTCCTTTATGGTGCATGACTCCCTTATCTCATGCCGGAACAGCGATGCAACCGTCAGATCGCCTTCCCATCCCCAACGGAGAGGGGCACGGCTGGTCTTGACGTATGCCACAAGTGCGTTATATTCGGCAGCCGACAGTCTGCCGTCAGCGGTTTCTCCTCCGTCCTCTATCTTAGTGTCATCCCATGCCATAGCTCATCTCTCATGAGTTCGTTTAGCTGACCGTCACGTCTACGGTTATCTCGACAGATTCCCCGTTGCTGTACACTTTGTCGGCTGTCAGAACGTGCCTTAAGAGCATCGTGCCTGCGCTGGGAGCATTGAATATCCCGATCTCTCTTATGGTCACGGCTCCTGTGAAATTGAAGGTGTTTACAAATCGGGCCTTGTAGTCCGCTACATAGCTGCAGGTTGCTGCTGCCCTGCCTGAACCATTGGCCGTGTTCTCGGTCACAAGTGCTGTCTGTGTGGCTGCCTCTGCTGTGCTTCCGCTTCCGGTAGCCATATAGGTGAAGGCTGCCACTGAGTCCACACCGTTAAGCAGCTTGGCGACTGCCAGTTTTCCTGCGTTGGTTATTGTTGCCATTTAGTTTCTCAACTCCGTTGTTATTTCCCGGCCATCCGGGAACACTTCTGTTTTCTCAATCGGTACGCCCTGTGCGTCCTTACGGACCAGGGTAATCTTTTCCACTTTAGCATTAGTCGCCGTTATCATGTAGTGTCCCTCTTGAATGTGATATTGTAAGTGTACTTCCCGCTTCCGAAGATGATCTCCTTGTAGGAGAACGGCGGGGATATGTAGCAATTTTGATAACTTGTCCCATCTATCACCAACGTTTTGGGCTGGCCAATCTTCCCCAAGAGCGTGGTGATGTCTGCAAAATCCTCAGTGTAACATTTGTATGACCTGACGAACTTCGGCTCAGCCAGTGCATCAATAGCAGTCTTACCGCTCAACAGAAGAGTTTCCTGGAACTCGAAGTCAACATTGATTTCATTCCTCTCCAGGATATCCAGTGTGAAAGAATCGAATACAACTACAGTTTCGCTCATCCTCTGATACCTCTCTGTACCCTGGCCCGTGTCATCCTGCTCTCATAGTCACGCATGAACTGCTCGAAAGGATAGTCCTTGCTCAGCGTCATGTTCTGGATGATGAGGGTGTTTCCTCCAATGTTGTTGGTCTGACTACTGGCAGTAGCTGCAGCTCCGAAAGATTGGTCGGCTGTAATGGGTGGCACCATGCCTGCAATGTCACTCATTCTGCTCCGGACCACCCCTTCAAGGCCCTTGGTAGATTCCAAGATGGGATCCACAAAGAATGCATCCCAATTCGGCAGTTTCTTCAATGCTCCCTCTTTTGCAGGACTGAAAGGGAAATAGTTCCTGACGCGGGAGACCACGCGGCTTACCGCGCTTGTGACCTTTGGTGCAGCTGAGGTTATCCCCCTGGCCAGGTTCGACATGATGGAGGACCCTGCTTTTGCAGCAGTTGAGGCTGCTGAACTGAGAGCACTGGAGACGCTGCTTAGGGTGCTGGTTACTGTGCTGGTAGTGGACTTGCTTGCGGATGAGCTGCTGCCGGAAGAGCTGGAACTGGAAGAGGATGTACTGCTGGATCTGGATGAGAAGCTCAGTGCCGAGCTGACCGCAGATGTCAGAGAGGATATTTTCGATTTGATTCCATCTATCAGTGACTGTATCCATGCCGCACCGATATTGTAGAACGTAGATACTGCATTAGAGAGGGCCTTGAATATGTTGTTCACAGCATTCTGCAGAGCTGCAACGATGTTGTTCCAGCCGCTTGACCACCCGCTTAGCATGGAATTCATCGCACCAACTAGATACGAAACTATAGAGGACAGTACCCCGGACAGAGTAGAGTATATCGAATTCAGCACATTGGACACGATGTTTCTCATAGTCCCGCCTGCAGAAGAGACTGTATTCAATGTCTCACTCATCATCGAAGATATGATAGAGGATATGTTGTTCACTGCATTTTGTAGAGCTGCAACAATGTTGCTCCAGCCACTTGACCACCCGCTCAGCATAGAGCTCATTGCATTGACAAGGAATGAAACGATAGTGGAGAGTACCCCGGACAGAGTAGAGTATATCGAATTCAGCACAGTGGATACAGTGTTCCACAGAGCCCCACCTGCAGATGTGACTGTGTTCAATATTCCAGCTGCATAGTTTTGAATCCTGGTCCAGTAATACCCAAGGTACCATTCTAAAGCTGTATCATACCGATCAAACCATCCGGTAATGATACCAAGCAGTCCGTCTAATATCCCCGTGATATAATCCACAAAGGTGGACACGATTATTCCAGCTGTATTCCACGCCCCCGCCCAGTCGCCAGTGATGAGCTGTGCCGCGAGGACAATGAAGTTTCCGATTTGTTCAACAACGTAGGATACTATTGAGATGATTGGGGGCAATACTGCCTGCACCACGGAAAGAAGTACTTTGATATGGCTTTCAATCAGCCACATGATAGCAGATGCGATCACACTTACTGCAGCAGTGATCACGGGACTGTTGTCTGTCCACCACCCACCGAACACTTCGAGTGCATCAGTGACAAACTGTTTGATGAGTTCAATTACGGGAGTAGCGGCTTCTTTGATAGTGTTGAATGTCTCTTTGACCACGGGGCCGATCTTATCCCAGTTTTTGTATATCACATATGCAGCAAGCGCCAAGGCTGCAAGTGCTATTCCCACCGGACCGAGTATCACACCTACAACTCCCGAGAGTGTAGCTCCAAGGCCACCTACCACTGCAGTCAGGCCACCAGCTCCCCCAATGAATGTAAGCAGGCCACCTATCCCGGACATGAGAGTACCAACGACAAGCAGTACCGGACCAACTGCAGCAGCGATTGCTCCCAGTACGACGATGATTTTCAGAACAGGAGTGGGTATTTTTGACAGCCGCTGTGCAAGTGCTGTCATGCCTTTGACAAGAGGAAGCACTCCCACTGTCACAACGTCGCCCATCGCGATCATCAGTTCTTCCATAGCAGACTTCAATTCACGTGCTGCACCACCAGGGCCACCCTGCATGATGTCTGCCATTTCCTGTGCGGCACCACCCGCATTCTCTAATGCCAATGTTTGCTCCCTGATAGCATCAGTACCTATACTCATCAGGGCAAGCATACCCGGCCCGGCTTCCTGTCCGAACAACTCCATAGCGTCTGCCGTGGATAACCCAGCCCTGGACAGAGTCTCGAGGATATCCGTGAATGAACGCGTGCTGGGGTCCACGTCTGCAAGGGTAAGGTTGTATTGTTCCAGCACATTCGCTACTCTAGCAGTGGGGCTTGCCAACCGTGTCATAGCACCTCTAAGAGCAGTACCCGCCCTGCTTCCCTGGATACCCGCATCGGACATCTTACCGATGAGGGATGCGGCCTCTTCCATTGACATACCCATCGCCGCTGCAAGGGGTGCTGCGTAGGACATTGCCTCACCAAGCTGTTGAATATCGGTGTTGGATGATGCTGCGGCCTTTGCAAGCACGTCAGCAACTCTCCCTGCCTCTGATGCCTGCAGCCCAAATCCTGTCAGGACATTGGAAGCTATATCAGCAGCTGTGCCCAGGTCGATAGCCCCAGCGGATGCCAGGTTCAGCATATCATCGGTTGCTGCAAGGATCTCATTCACATTGAATCCCGCCATTGCAAGATACTGCATACCTTCTGCGGCTTCAGATGCTGAGAAGGCAGTTGTGGAACCCAGTTCCCTGGCAAGTGACCGGAGCTGTTCAAACTCTTCCCCGGTGGCACCGGATACTGCCATCACCTTTCTCATGGAGTCGTCGAAATCAACTGCAGTCTTATATGAGAGGGCAGCCATACCCACCAGCGGTGCTGTTACTGCCATTGACATGGTCTTGCCGGCCGCAGACATCTGCTTGCCTGCACTTTGCAGTTTGCCACCGAGCTGGTTGACCTCGTTGCCAACCTCCGCAAATGCCTTCTTGAGCTGGCCAATATCACCAACGATTGATACAACAAGATTACCGATTGCCGACATTACGCACCTCTCTTGATAGCATTTCCATAGATTGCCCGGAACTTAGCAAGGTCTGGTTCATCTCCCACGAGTGTTTCGGGATTTTCCTGCTCTTGTTTCTGGTCCATTGCCTTACCGAGCACAGACCAGAACACCTTGGCCTGCAGCTCGATTCCTTTGACGCCCTTCTCATAGTACATCATAGCCTGTTCCAAGGACATCTCATCAAGGATGTAGTCAGGAGAAGCCCATGAGTACATCATTCCGAGCTGGGCGAAGATGTCTCCGATGGTGAGGGTAAGTTTTTTTCTGTGCCTTGCCTGGCTTCCATAGCCTTGAGTCGGGCAGTCACCGGCTCCATGACAAATTGTGCAAATTCAACGAGGGTGAACATGTCCACGTTGTCGATGAGCCAGTCTTTTGTTATTTTAGGATTGGATCTCTGACAGGCGATTGCCACCACCTCAAGGAGATCCTCGATTCCCTGGCCAGACTCAAGAGCAGCCTGCTTCTCCGGAGATGATGTGAGCTCTATGAGCTTCAGGGTTGCACGGGTAGAGAATACAGAGACATCAACCTCTTCCCCTGCTATCCTGGCGATCCTCTTCTGAGGGACCACCGTACCAAAGTCCTTCAGAATATCAGATGACAGGGATTATGCCCCCTGTTCATCGTATATCTCGAAGAGCTGGTCGCCGACTGGCCTTGTGACGTCCAGGACTCCCTTCATCTTCAGGTGTGGCATTGCAGGGTCGTCGTCGTCATCTGCAGGGAACTCGATGTTCTGGCCTTCGTTGACTGTGGCCTTGTAGAGAGTGATCTGGAACTTCTTGCCATTCTCATCGGTGTTTGTGATCCTTACCACCCTGTCAGCGATCGCTGTCTTGCCACCACTCTTGAGCGTGACAGCTGAGTTCGGGGTGTAGGTATAGTCCACCAGTACACCTTCACCAGAGGATATCACGGTTGAGCCGCTCACCCTGGCAATTGTGGTATATCCAGCACTGTCCACAGCAATCACGTAGTCGGTGTTCCGGACAGCTGCATTGCCGCTGGCATCAGTCACAACGATGTTGCTGACCTCTGTGCCGTTTCCGTTCCGGTGGTTTAGCCTCACGGATGCGGTTCCGGTGAGAGTATGTGCCTCATTCTCGACGTTTATGGGCGTGCCCGCTACAGTTGCATAGGTGTCCAGACCACCTCTGATGGTGTTGAGGTTCGCTAAATTGACCTCCATCATGTCACATTCTATGAATGCAACGTGCTCCTTGACGCCGACCTTCACGACACCCGCATTGTCGCTCTTGACCTCCACGTCCTCCCATTCTTCTTTGAATACTGCGTTCCGGACTGCTCCGATATCGACAAGCGTTGCTACTGAGGTGCCTACCTCAAGTTTTCCGGAACCGAATCTTATGGTTCCGGCATTCTGTACTGTGGTCTGTGCCATTTTGATGTCTCCTTATGGTGGAAAGTGAATTACTTTGAAATCGACAGGTACGTGATAGAGGCCTGTCTCGTCCTCAATTGCATCAAGTGAATTGACGTATACAATCCTCTTGATGTGGTTTCCAGATGCTATCCCCTTGTAGCGTTCCAGGCAGGATATGACTGCCTCTGACAGGTCCTGTACTATCGCGAAGGATCCTGCCCAGCACGAGACCTGGTATCGTGGAGTGCCGTGGCCGGTAATGTGGTCACGTGGTCCACTGATCTTGTGAATGGTCAGTGCCGGCAGAGTGGCGTTGAGCGGCATCTTCAGTGGATATATTCGGCTGTCAACAATAGCCCGGACTGCATTGTCATTATACAGCAGTGTCCGAATGGCGCCATGCAAGGAGGTCATGAGTACCTCCTGATCACCTGTTCGAGCTTCTTGGCAATGGCCTTCTCGATCTCGTCTGTATTCTCGTCGAGAGCTGGCCTCAAGAAAGGTCTGGGTTGTTGGTTGTATCGCCTGCCGATCTTGTCAGTGTCCATGAACCCATATTCCAATCTGCGAGCATACTCCATTGAGGACCCTACAGCCATCTCGCATCTCTCGTCCGTTTTTTTGATGACCGCAGGACTAACCTCGGCTATGTTCCGAAACAGGTTACCTGTGACGCGGTTCGGGAAATCACCGCCTTTTGCGGAGTTCTCCTGAGCTTCGCGGACCACGACCATTGCACCCGCTGAAGTGGCTTCCTCGAGGACATCTGAGATATCCTTGCCGAGGGCATCCAGCTTCTTCTCGAGCTCCTTCACTCCACTGACGGTCATTTTGAACATGGTCATCCTCCTGAAAAAGACACTAGGAATCCAAGCACCTGCAGAGCAACAAGCACAACGAATCCAATTGCTGCATTCCTCCCCAGCCATTTGTTCTGCTGGTCCTCGAGTGCCCGGATTCTCTCTTCATGATCATCGACCGGGCATCTTCCCAGATCACGGATCGTTTTGTCATGCTCGTTGATGCGGTAATTGATCTGGTCAATGGAGGCTCTGATATGCTTGACGTCGTTGCGCGTTTCGATGATTTTGTTATAAGTATCGGTGTCTATTTCGGTCATTATTCCACCGCCTTGAGGTCACATTCATAGTGGTGCAGGGTGTTTGAGAACATCCAGAAGATTGGCTTCACGGCAGTGACAGTATACCTTTTTGAGAAGCCGGGTACTGTGCTTGTGATGACCTGTCCTTCTGCAATTGATGTGACTGCAGGCAGTATCACAGCCGGAGTAGCAACCAGATACTTCCCGCTTTCTGGGTCTATTAGCCCGCTTTTGCTGTTGTTGTGGAAAAATCTACACGGAGAGCTCGTAGATGTTTCTGTATATATAGGTTCACCGTACTCATTCTGAGAGGTCTGTGTCCTGCTCACAATACTGCAGGTGTGAACCATCCCGGTATCGCTTACCATGTTCAATCTCCTTTGTTCACCGTTTTGACTCCGGCCCGGCCATAGAGTACAGAGTATCCCGAAACAGAGAACCTGTACTGCTTCATGTACTTCTCAGCGGCCTTCTCATGCTTCTCGATATCAACATCCACACTGTTGGACTGCGACTCGCTGCCGAACTTGACCTGTTGGGCCAGCTCTCCGGTGAACTTCATCTTCTGGAGAGTCATGGCAGCTGCAAGGTGAGTACATGCCAGAACAAGCCGGGTATCTGTCGAACTGGAACTACAACCTGTTGTAAGAACAACAATGCTCTCAGCATGGGAGATGATGTTCCCAATGTCAGTATCTGTGAGGGTTTTTGGGTCCACTATTGCTCTGACGTCTGCAGCTGTACATAGGGCCATACTATCTGTCCTCGATTTTCCTCAACAGAGTGAATGATTCGCGGCCGCCCTGGGTAAATCCGACTACCCGGACAGTGTTGTTGGCAGGATCTACATGGATGTGTATGGAGTGCGTGCCATCGATACCTGTGGCAGACTGCTCCCACGATTCCCCTGTGGGAGCAGGATCCTCATCTGATATGAGTGCCACGTATGCTACGATGACACGCTTGTCCATGTTTTACGCCGCCGTCTTTTTGCTCTTGAATTTCTTCTGCTCATCGGGTGGCATTGGTTCCTGTTCGGGTATGTCAGGAATGATCTGAACCGAATTACCGAGGCGAATTGCTCTCTCCTCGGCACACTCAAATTCCTCTTCTCTCCTGAACTTCATCTCCTTGCCGTCGATAT